AAATCCCCACAATTGACTTGTCCAAATACTAGTTAATGTCTTACCGGTTCCTACTCCATGAAGATAACTTATTCTAGTTCTAGGTTTGCCTTGTCTGTTCTCATCACAAGCAAAAGCCATAGACACATATTGATGTCTCATAGGTTCGATTTTAAAATCAAAACCATTAAAAATATATTTAAGTTGATCATTACTAAATTCTTTATAGTTAATCAACTATCATCTTTCTTATTATTACCAATATCACTACTCTCACAAATAATTTTACTATTTTCATAGGCATTATAGCAAAATTGCCCAATATCTAAATTCATTCTTATATAACATCCATAATCATCTCTGCCAGACCTTGAAGCTAAAACATATACCCTAGCCTCTTGTTCTTGCGCTTGACGATTAGTTTGACTAATAGCAACAGCAGCATCTACGTTGCCTAATTTACGAATATCTTCAGCAAAATTACTTCTACCAATAAAAGAAGACCTAGTACCTTCACGATTACTTTGACTAATAGTAATTACTAATATATTACGTTCATCAGCTATTTTTTTATGTTGCAAATAGCATTCATTGATTTTATCACGTGTTTGAGTATTTTGACCCCCTCCAAGCTTCATAATATCAGCATAATCATTTATTAACAAATCTGGTACAAAATTATCTATATCTCTAAGTTTATCTAAATACCTTTCTAATTCCATTATAGAACATGTATTTGGTGGATATTTTTTAATTATTAATCTACCACCAAATTTTTTATATATATTTCTAACTCGTTTTACTTCTTGTATATTCCAAACATGCTTAACTTCTTTTTCATATTCATCTATAATTTCACCGGCATTGTCTGATAGTCTAATTGATACTTTTTCTATATCTTTATCATTAGCTAATCCACCCAACATCATATCATATCGTTGTTCTACTTGGTCTAGTTGCATTTCATGTGATACATGTAATACATTTCTACCTTGTAGAATTGCTTGAAGTGCAATGTGCATAGCAAACCACGACTTCTTGCCTTTATGTCCACCCAAAATACAAACAAATCTTCCTTTCTTTAGGTCCTTAAAGTATTTATCTAATGGTTCTATACCAAAAGGTATGTAATCATTATGTTCTTCTTTAAGATAGTAAGTAGGATATATATTATAAAAATAATCATAAGAATCATCGTTATTAATTAACGATTTTCTAAGACAGTTTTGCATCAAGTACTTAGCATCATCAAATTTTCCTTTATCTACTAATTGAACAAACTTAACTGCCGTTTCTTGAAATTCTCTAGCTTGAACAAAACTAGACATAGATTCAAGTAAATATTCTTTATTTGGTTGTTCAATAGATACAATTTTTTCTATATAATCATAACAATCATTTCTAAATGTATCGCTTTTATTATCAAGATACTTTACTATCTCATCGTGAAAATGATTTTTAGGACATTCTTTATATTTATCATAATACCCATAGCATAAACCAACTAAAAATTTAGTTAAACTATGGGTAAAATAATCAACAGACACATAGGATCTTACCGCTGAAAGAAAAGAAGTGTCTGTTATAGATAAAAAAAGAAAGCAATCCTGTAAGTGTTGATTAATTACAGATTCAGGCATTTATAAACTCTAATTATAATTATTTATTATTATTTAAATTATTTGATTTTATTCCTATCAATTACCCAAACATCTTGTTCACCACAAATAATAATAGGATATGTTTTATTATCAAACCCACGTTCTCTAAATCCAAAAGGAACATCTCTATTAAACCAAACAAACATACCCTTTTTTATTTGATTAGGTTTAAATTTACTACCTTTTTTAGGATAAAATCCAGGACCGGCAGCAAGTACATAACCATAAAAATTCTTAAAATTCTCTTGTGCCCAAATTTCAGGCAACTCAATTAAACCACCTTCAATTACAGTTTTCTTAGGTGGATATTGATATATCATTAGTTTATCGTGGATAGGATAATAATTAATAAAACTACTACCACAATACTCACATCGAAACGGAATATTATTTAATTCAGCATTAAAGTTATCATCTACAGGTCTAATACCATTTTTATCTTCAACTATATTAGTACCACATATTTTACAATTAGTTACGGCCATATATCATATCTCCATTAACATCTACTACTTCTACTTCTATACCATCATTTTCTTTAATACTAACAGATATTACAAATATTTTTGAATTTAACAATAGTTCTTTTAGTTTATGCAATAAATCTTTAGCTATATTATTTGCTGTTAATTTATAATCTACAAAACAAGGATTATAATGAGATGGTATTTCTTCTCGTTTTATAGTATTAAATTCAACTAAAGTTACATCCTTAAAATAAGGCACAATAAATTTTTCTATTAAAATAAATTCTTTTTCAAAATCAATATCATCATTAATTGGTGTAAGTTTTATTATAAGTTCTATATTATAATGATCTACAAAATCTAATAATTTCCAATAATTAATATTATATTTTTTAGAAAATGTAATTTTCATATTTGCACCTCATCAGCATTTAAACATATATTTTTATACGATTCGTGTTCTTTTTTTGCAAGTATATATTTGTAATAATTACTATTTGTTTTACTATGATTATATACCATTCTTGCATTACTTTCTGATTTAGCTAATTTTAATAAAATACCTAAATTAGTAATAATTTTAATCATATTATTATCCACACTTAGTATAACCACAATTATAACACATTCTACAACCACTTTCATTTACTAATTTACACCCACAATCAGGACATAAATCACCCTTTATTTCTTCTGCTTTATTATCTATTACAACATCGCCTAAAAATTGTTCAATAGCTTTAGCAATTGCATCAGGACAAGATAATACTTTAATATCTTTATTATCTTTTTTAGCTACTAATGTAGATGTACACCTAATAGATTTTAATTGATCGACTAAAATTTCAGGAGATACACCCTTTCTCATAGATGCCGATATAACTCTACACGTAGCTTGTGATTGACTTTCACACCCCCCACCTTTGCTTAGTGCAGTAAATACTTCATATATTTTACCTGTTTTTATATTCTTATTAACGGTAACATATAAAGACCCACAACCAGTACGATATTTATATGTCCTACCCTCGGTTATATCAGGTCTTTTTTCAAGTTCTTTATTTTCTATACCTATAGACGCTATAGATTGATTATCTCTACACCCATCACGATAAACAGTAACACCCTTACAACCTAAATCATAAGCTAATAAATATGCTTTTTCTACATCTTCTATTGTAGCAGTATTAGGTAAATTAATAGTCTTACTTACGGCATTTTCTGTATGCTTTTGAAAAGCAGCTTGAATGTTAATATGTTGTTCAAAATCTACTTCATGTGCAGTAATCATTAAAGATGATATATCTTTAGGAATTTCATCTATATCTTTTGGATGTATGCCTTTAAGTAATTTGTTTTTTACTTTTATAGACAACCAATCTTGATCTTTTCCTAATTGTTTTAATAACGGATGTATTTCAATAAATTTTTTATTGTCCAGTACATTACGTTCATAAGCATATTGATAAATAGGTTCAATTCCGCTACTACACTCAGCTATAATAGATATAGAACCAGTAGGAGCTATAATAGTAACATTAGCATTTCTTCTAGCACATTTATAAATGCTACAATCCCAATCAGTAAAAGCCCCCTTTTCTCTAGCTAATTGATAACTATAAGCTTTTGCTTCATCATTAATAATCTTCATCCAAGTTTCAGCGCAACTAACAGCTTTTTTAGTATTATACTTTACTTTACAAAGCAATAAAGCATCAGCAAACCCCATTACCCCTAAACCAATTTTACGATTAGTTTTAACCATACTTTCAATTTGTGAAATTGGATATGATGAAATGTCTAAAATATTATCTAAAAATCGTACTGCTACTTGTACACACTCCTTTAGTTTCTCTACATTCATCTCCCCATCAATTATAAACTTAGATAAGTTAATAGAACCTAAATCACAGGCCTCGTAGTCAAGCATCATGCTTTCGCCACAATTATGAACAACTATACCATTAGCAACAAAAGAATTAGTTTCTGGTTCTGTTATATCAAAAACTTCTTCTTCTCCAATATAATCAATAGATTTAATTTTATCACTAAATTTAGTAGAATAAAATTTAATATTTTTTAAATGTTGGATTTTATCTTTAAATCGATCTCCTATAAAGCCTATTTTGTTTAAATAAATAGGTATCATATTTTTACTTATCTGTAATTCATATAAAATTCCATCATTTTCATAAGTTTTAGTTTCTCCAGAAACAGTAGTATATAAAAATTTTTTATTAGGAAATCTACTTCTGTCATATATTCTTGATATTATATTAAAATTACACAATAGCTGTTGTATTTGTTTTAATAATTTTATCGACTTAGAAGTTAATCTAATGTAATTAGTGTTGTTTTTATTATTTGTACTTATTGTTCCATCAGATGAAAAAATTCCTTGAAGAAATCCTACTACAGCTTCTTTTGGAGCTGTAAATATAGAAAACGGAACTTCTTTTTTATCTGATTTACAAGACGCTTTAACTCCTAAACTAATCATAAATTCTGAAAATACAGAACTGTAATGTATTTGAATCGTTCCATTATCTTTTATTTGTTTACTAGGATTGCATTCTGTTATTTTATTAATAAATAAGTATAATAAATTACAAACTTCATTTATTTTATCACCACCAAAAGTTATATTGGTAGAAAAATGACCATTGCTTTCGTATATACAACCATCACCAACAATCCACCCCATAACTTGTCCTAATTCTTTTGACCATTTAATGTTATACGAATTTTTTACACCAATATTATCATCACTACTAAAAGAACCTTCACAATTTTGAATTAGTATTTCATCAAACGTTTTTAGTTTTCCTAACTCTATCCATCCAATAGGAGTTAAAATTTTGTGATCAGAAGTAGCTTTTAATTCGTAGCCACACTTAGTAATTATTTTATATACTAATTTTTTTCCAGTAGAGAAAAATTTGAATATAGAATGAAAATTACCATCTTTTCCTAAAATTTTAGTAGATTCTGTAATATCTTTTATGGGAACTAATCCGTTTATAGTAGATATTAAAGTATCCCCTGTTACGCAAGGATTAGATGATTTAATAGGTCCTAATTTTGGAGTAGGGTTACAAGCATTAACTTTATCAATAAAACAAACTCCGGGTTCTCCAGTACTCCAAGCATTTTTTACTATAATATTCCATATATCTTTAACTGTAAAACACGAATTATCTTTAGACGTTTCAACTAAATCGTTTATAGTATAATTACTAGTATTAATATTTTTAGGAATATAATATGTTTTTCCAGTACGTTTATTTTTTACTACATGAAGTTTATTAGGATGGTTTTTAATATTATCAATAAAATCATCAGTTAATTTAACTGATATATTAAAATTAGTAAATTTAGTAATATCCTGCTTTGCATTTATAAAATTAAGAATATCGCAAGAATCAACAGACAACATCCCCATATTAGCACCACGACGAAACGCACCTTGTTGAATTGCTTTTGTGGTTTCAGCAAATACTTTCCAAAAACTAATAGGACCGCTTGTTTGTCCACCAGAACTACTTATAGTATCTCCGGTAGGCCTTAATTCATCAAAACTAAAACCAGTTCCACCACCTGCTTTTTGAATTAATGCGGTAGCTTTTATTGAATCAAAAATACCTTCTATATTATCTTCAATAGGCAATACAAAACAAGCAAGTAACATACCATTGTCCCTACCAGCATTCATAAGGCAAGGACTATTGGGCATAAAACTACCACTTTTCATTAAATCATAAAATTTATCTTCCCATTCTTTTACACTATTACTGTATTTTTCTTCAGCTTTTGCTACTGCTTTAGCAACTCTACGATACATCCCATCTTCATTTTCAACAACATTACCATCTTTATCTTTAAGTAAATAACGCTCTTTAAGCAATTGTTCTTTAAGACTCATTTACACGTTCCTATATTAAAATAATTACTTTTAACAGTCAAATCATCTGATAAATTACCAATAATAGAATTAGTTTCTAAACCACCAAAATAAATTTGAAAAGCATTCATATTTTTATTATAAAAAACACTACCTATTACACCTTCTTTATTAGATACCATATCACCAACATATATATGTTTTTTATATATGTCATCTCTATTTACGTATTGTTCTGGTTGTCCTATTATTTCATATTTTCTTTTATCACAACATGGCGTAATACTATCTGTAATAAATTGTTGTCCATTCCAATATATATACTCATAACCAATCGTTTTACAATTAGTACATTGCAACGGTATTCTATATCTTAAACTTCTCATTTTATAATTCCAAAATCAGGTTTAATAATATCTGTTTCATTACAATAACACATAGTTAAAATTTCAATATTAAGTGTTTCTAATTCTTTTCTCAAGTAAACAAAATAATCAGATTGATTACAATCACTAATCAATAATACAGGCAGCTTATGATATAATTTAGATAGACAGCTAAACTTACTAGGAAATTTACATATTTTATACGGTTTATTAATTGTACAAATAATATTATCTATAGTTATAGGCACTATAGTTTTATCATTCCAAAATCTAACAAAATCACCGACTAAATCTACCCCGTTACTTAAATCATTTATAACGTACAATGGCAATAATTTTTCTATAACATCATTATTAAAATAATCTACAATATTACTATTACATTCTTCATTATAATACGGTGATATTTCTTCAACCCAAATCTTACGAAAAGCATCAAACGCTTCTTGTTTATTAATTTCATTCTTGTTCAACATAACTTATACCTTTTTCTCTGTTTACTTTAAATACTCTATCTGCAATACAACGTAGTTCATCTTCATGTGTAACAAATATTATTTGTATATTTAACAAATTAACTAGATATTTTAAGAAATTACCAAACTCCATTAATTTATCTTTTGATAAATAAGTAAGTGGTTCATCAAGTAGAAATACCGGTATGCTTCTAGGAACAATTAAACTCCATAATACTATTCTTAGTATAAAACTGGTAAATACAGTTAATCCACCACCTACTTGCTCGTCGTTAATATCAAACTCATATCTATGTCCATATTCTTCAATATAAAAATATACTTCTGGTTGATTACGTTTTATTACATGTTCTATCTTAAAAAACATTTCAGAATGAAAAATGGCCTGAAGTCCTTTAGTCACTAATTCTTCTATCACACCCGATGTTTTAATCTGTAAATTAATATTAGTTTGATTAGCTAAATCTAATAAATCCTTTAGATTACTTAAAGTAGTTTCTGTATTTATAAGCTTACTAAATGTATCATTTAGACAAGATAATTTATTTTTATAATCCTGCTTAATTACAGTAAATTTGTTATTTATATTATTAATTTCTACTTGCATTAATATTATTATTTAACTACATCTGAAAATTTATTAATGATATCTTGAGATTCTTTAATATATTGATTTAAATTAGTTTCATATTCTATTGTTTGATCATTCAAATCATTTATTAAATTTTGCAATGCTTCAATAGAATCACA